GTATGTATCTTTTGAGATATCCAGCAGATATCTACTACATACAAAAAAAGAAAAGCTGACAGCCTTCAAGAGGGGCTGCGGACTAATTATACGAGGAGGCCAGGGCATGAAGGTAAGTGTTGATATTTCTGCTGAATATAAAGAGCCATATGCAGTGATCTATACCGATAAGGTAACAGATGAGATTCAACGAATGCTTGACATATTCAGCGCAAGCGAGACTCCCATAACTGCCCTGCAGAATGAAGAGGATATTATCGTTCTGCAGCCTAAAGAAATATACATGGTCAGAGTAGAGGATGGAGATACGATTATTTATGGTGAAAATCAAAAATATCGGTCCAGAAAAAGGCTCTATGAGATTGGCCAGCAATTAGGAAAACAGTTCATGCAGATTTCAAAATCAACATTAATCAATCTGTCTTATATGGACAGCATTGAGCCAGGGTTCAGCGGAACGCTATTGCTGAAGTTGAAGAATGGCTGTAAGGATTACGTTTCAAGAACATATCTGCCGGAGTTCAAAGAATATCTTGGATTATAGGAGGCGAAAGCAATGAAAGAAACATTGAGAGATTTGGCAAAGAGCACGGTTATCAGTATCGGGATGGCAATGGCTATATTCTGCTTGGTTGGAGTTGTATTTGATATAGGGTATAAAGGTAGTTTCAGCCTTGAGAACTATCGTTTTACAAAGATGGTCATCGGATGCGTTCTGGTCGGCCTTGGATTCGGGGTTCCGACCATTGTGTACCGGAAGGAGAATCTACCCATGCCGATAAGAGTGTTGATACACATGGGAATTGGATGCGTAGTTTACACAATCGTTGCCTATGCAGTTGGATGGATAGGCGGATCTGCAATCATCGTTCAGGGAATTATAATTGCAGTGATTCAGCTTGCGGTTGCATTTTTAATCTGGTTCCTTTTTATGAGGTATTATCGTGCTGAGGCAAAGAAGATGAATGATAAGATTCAAGCTATGAAGTGAGGAATAAAACAACATAGTTTTTGAGAACATCGGTCAGAAATGATCGGTGTTTTCTTTTACCCAAAATCAGGAAGGAGGGACATGGATGGCTGGACGGATCCAGGGGATCACCGTTGAGATCGGCGGTGATACCACTAAACTACAGACTGCCTTGAAGGGCGTCAATAATGAGATCAAGAATACACAGAGCCAGCTGCGTGATGTCGATAAACTCCTGAAACTTGATCCGGGGAATACGGAACTGCTTGCTCAGAAGCACAGGCTCCTGGGAGATGCCGTCAAGGAAACGAAGGAAAAGCTGGAGACACTGAAGACGGCAGCGGAGCAGGCTGAACAGGCACTGAAAGACGGCACGATCACACAGGATCAGTATGATGGCCTGCAGCGTGAGATCGCGGAGACGGAGGCAAAGCTGAAGTCTTTGGAGGAACAGGCAAGACAGTCCGGCACAGCTCTTCAGGAGATTGCTGCAAAGGGTGAGAAGCTGAAGACGGTCGGTGACAATATCACCAATGTCGGAAAGAAATTCATGCCGGTAACTCTTGGTGTTGTGGGATTAGGTACGGCGGCGGTGAAAACTGCCGCTGATTTTGATTCCGCCATGAGCAAAGTTGCGGCGGTATCCGGTGCGACAGGTTCTGATCTGGAAGCACTCCGGGATAAAGCCCGTGAGATGGGTGAGAAGACAAAGTTCTCTGCATCCGAGGCGGCGGAAGCCATGAACTATATGGCGATGGCCGGCTGGAAGACAGAAGATATGCTTTCCGGTATCGAGGGTGTCATGAACCTGGCTGCGGCTTCCGGTGAAGATCTGGCTACGACTTCTGATATCGTAACGGATGCTCTGACGGCGTTTGGACTTACAGCGAAGGATTCCGGGCATTTTGCGGATGTGCTGGCTGCAGCTTCGAGTAATGCGAATACAAATGTCTCCATGATGGGTGAGACTTTCAAGTACGCGGCTCCGATCGCCGGTGCTTTAGGATTCTCCGTGGAGGATACGGCGGAAGCGATCGGACTTATGGCGAATGCCGGTATTAAGGGTTCTCAGGCAGGTACTTCTCTCAGAACAATCATGAATAACCTGTCCGGTGAAGTGAAGATCTGTGGATCCTCTATCGGAGAGGTTACGGTTGCGACCACCAATGCGGACGGTTCCATGAGGGAACTGTCGGATATCCTGGCTGACTGCCGGGTGGCTTTCGCGGGGCTGTCCGAGTCGGAACAGGCGGCTGCTGCGGAAACGCTGGTCGGGAAGAATGCGATGTCCGGGTTCCTGGCACTGATGAATGCCGGAGAAGGTGATATCAATAAGCTGTCTTCTGCTATTGATAACTGTGACGGGAGTGCCGCCGGGATGGCGGAGACTATGCAGGATAACCTTGCCGGTCAGCTGCAGATCCTGAAGTCACAGTTGGAAGAACTGGCTATCTCTTTTGGAGAAATCCTGATGCCCGCGATCCGGACAATTGTGGGCTGGATCCAGAAGTTTGTGGACTGGCTCAATTCTATGCTGAGTGGCATCAAGAATGTGTGCGGAAACATTTACGGCACTGTGAAGGGCGGTTTTGATTCGGCGATCAACTTCATCAAGGGACTTGCCGGAGAGGCGTTCCAGTGGGGTGCTGATTTTATCGGCGGTATCGTGAACGGTATTAAGTCCATGATCGGCAAGGTTGGTGAGGCGGTTTCCTCTGTTGCGGATACGATCAGGAGCTTCCTGCATTTCTCCGTGCCGGATGAAGGTCCGCTGACGGATTATGAGAAATGGATGCCGGACTTTATCGGCGGTCTGGCAAAGGGCATTGAGAAGAGCCGGGGCATGATCGAGAACGCGATGGAAGGCTTGACCGGGGACATGACGCTTACACCGAGGGTGATGGCAGCCCAGGGCGGTTATTCCGGTTCGACTACTTCGAGCGGGGATCTGATCGCCGGTATCAATACGGCGCTGAACACGGCTCTGGCCGGCGGAGGTGCTGCCGGGGATATCGTGATCCCGGTTTATATCGGCGGTGACATGATCGATGAGATCGTGGTCACGGCACAGCAGAGAATGAATCTGAGAAGTGGAGGCAGGTAAGATGGCTCATTTGCAGTATCTTGTTTTTAACAATGAGAATATCCCGATGCCTGCCTCTTATTCCATCGGGCTTTCCGATGTGGAGGCGGACAGCGGCGGGATGACGGAAGCGGGAACCACGCAGAGGGATGTGGTTCGTGAGGGCGTAGTTCAGATCGGCGTGACCTTCCGGGTATCGAAGAAGTGGCTGAATAAGTTTTCGGCTTATAAGAAGCTGGCAAGCATTACGGTTGGATATCTGGATATGGAGACCATGAACATCGTGAACACCCAGATGTACATTGACGGGTATCAGGTGAAGCTGGTGAGAGATACAAGCTATGGGAGCTTGTGGGAGGTAAGCTTCACGCTGAAGGAATTTTGATATATTTTTCACACATAAAACCGATTTTATGCTATAATCGAAGAACCGTGCTATGACGATATAGTTCGTAGCACGGCATTTTGCTACACGCAATTATAGCGATGGTTTGCTGAATAAAATCGGTATTTGTATTTTCCACTAAATGTAATTGGAGACACCTCTTTAAGATTCCGCGTCATGCGACGGTGTAAAGAGGTGTCTCCAGTTATGAGCAAAAATAGTGAACTGAATGAATAATGCTCTACGGCTTTTTATATCCACACTTGGGGCAGACGCCGTTTTCATTCAATTCAATACCACAGAGTGGGCAGCGATCCTTCTCATCACCGGGGGTGTATTCCTCAACGGCTCCGTTGACACCGCTGGTGAATGTGATTTTTACAAGGTTGAGCTTGTCCTTGAGCAGGTCATACACGATCCGAATCATGCCTTCAACAGTCATGGTTTCTTTGGTAACGACCAGCCGGGATTCAGGATAGGCAGTAGCGAGTTCTGTCTTGAAGGCGGGGCCCTTCTGCTTGTTTGTAGGCGTACCATTCTTGATACCTTGCGCCTCATAAACCTGTAGAATGGCAGGCAGCAGGGGATCGTCCTCGCGCAGGATCAATGCGTGGTCAAAGTTCTGAAGCACTTCCCAGGCGATCTTCTTGATCTCATTGCATGGAAAAACCATATTGACACCCGAATTGATGGAATCTTCCACTTCAAGGGTCAGAACGCCTGTATGCCCATGCAAATACTGAGCTTCCCCTTGGAACCCATAGAATCTGTGCGCATACTGAAGATCGAAAGTCGTAAAGCTTCTCATCGTAATTTCTCCTTTCTGGCCATATTGACAAAATGTCTTTGGTCTGTTAATATAATATTCGATTTGAAAGCAAAAATATAGCATTATTATATATTAATTTAATACAATCATGCAGGAGCGGAAATATACATGGCTGTATTGTCAATAGAAACATTTGACCGGGAAGATAATCAGCACGATCTGACACATTGGCATGACAAGATCGAGGTGATTCGGGTTGTCGACCATGAGATGTATTGCGTCATTAATGGCACAGAACACCCTCTACATAAGGGGGACATCTGCATCATCAATCGCCGTCAATTGCATCGAATATATTGCGTGCCTGATGGAATTTGTACCTTCCAAAGGCTTATGATCGACCCGGCTTTATTTACAGCTGACAAGGTGGCATACGGAAAATACGTACTTCCCATGCTGTCTGACGAAACTTTTGCCCATATCCATGGCGTTAGTGGGAACAAGTTTACCTCCGAAGTGACAAACATCATGGATGGTATAGCTGATTTGGAACAACTTATGCCTCTTGCCTACGAGCTGAAGGTCATCGCCCTGATGTTCATGCTGATTCAGCGTCTATATCAGTATTACGAAGCTTCAAAGGGAAAAGTCGATGCCATGGTCAATCCCGACATTTTGCTTTATCGCCGCATCACTGATTTTATTACGCAGAATTGCAACGAGAAGTTGACCCTCGACATGATTGCGTCCTCCGGGAATATCAGCAAAAGCAAATGCTGTGCCTTGTTCAAAGAATATGCGGGACATTCACCAATTGATTTTGTAAATCTGTATCGCCTGAAGGTCAGTGCAGATCTTTTGAGACATAGCACGGAAAGCATCGCTTCAATTGCTGCGGCATGTGGTTTTGGTCAACAGAGTTACTATAATCGCCTGTTTCTGCGAGAGTATGGTATGACTCCGAAAGAGTATAGGGATTTGGAGTCGTGACAGAAATGTGTTACCGGTTGCGAAGAGAATAATATACAACAAAACAGCTACATGCACAGTAAATCCAGTTTGCAGTGCAGATAATTGAGATTCATTTTGGGAGAGTCGTGTAACAGCGGCTCTCTTTTCATGTCCGGAGGGAGGTGATCAGGTGTATCCGGTAAGTGCGGCGTTTATGGGAGCCGTGAAGGCAAATA